TTATCCACACCTTTATGACCTTAACATTTTATGTATTTTATTCGCCCATTATCTACAATATCCGATTATAATTATACACCTGAAATGCGCAAAAGTCAACACATAAAAAATATTTCTTGTGAAAAATATAAAAAATTAAACTTATGAGATAGCACGTCTGATTTGTGCTACATATGTCACAAATAACGCTATAACGCACACCGAAAAAAATTCGGTATGCGTTATATAAATCTACATCATTGTTGCCGCACTTGACATATTATTGTTTTGTTGCGCCGCCGCTGCCAAAGCTGCCGTGTGTTCACTGTATGCACGTTCAACTGTCTTTAAGGTTTTTATAACAGCCTTTTCTTGCAAACTTCTGTATCTTGCGATGCAGTAGTTACCAGTGTTCTCACCTGACGACATTGCATAATCAATATCTTGCCTATGACAGCTTCCTTCAAACGCTAACAAGCATTCTTTTGGAACTTTGATATATTTATAGTCTAATCCCTTCGTATCAATGACCATATTTTCAAGTTGTATCATTTTATCCACGTTGAGATATTCTAATGGCATTTTGTAGGCAAGATAAGCCGATACTCGTTCACGTTCCAACAAATCAAACTTGTTATCGTAAATGGAATAAAAAGCAATGTTGACATCTTCTACTCTTTCATTAAAACCATTTTTGAGTACATTATTTAACTCCTTGCTAGTCTGACTAATTTTCTCAATATCTGATAGACTATAGATTTCATATGATTTTTCATCATCGGGAAAATGTATTTTGATGCTTGGCTTACAGCTTGAAAGATTTTCTGAATAATAGTCTGCAAACTTCTCACGCACATATTCCATACTATGTGATATCCTGTCTAATTCACTATATGCTTGTTCTAACTCAGCCTTGTTATTTTTCAAATTGGCTGAGGCGATTTCTCTTTTCTTAATTTCAGAATGTCTAAAAACTTTATTTACAAAATTAGGCTTTATACCTTTTAAACTTTCTACATCAGCCTCATTAGCACTAATTTTGCTCTTGATTTCATCAATCTTGCTTATAACCTTCATACTTGACTCGTACTTTTCTTTCATCGAGTCTATGGCTGTTTCAAGATTTGCGCCTTCTAACAGATCTTTTTGATTTTCTATGCAAGCTATTTTGTATAGCTCCGTATCAACAAGCTTTAGTGTTAAATCTATTTTATCTGCTATTTCAAATGGTAACTTTATCGTCTGAATACCTTCATACCTTTGCGGCGGATTTTCACCGATAAGCCTATACAATTCATCACACGCTTCCTCCGTAAATGGGTTATAATCTTCTGGAACGTACATATTAGGACATTTATCCATACATTCCCAATACGCTTTTTGAATTATATTTTTGTCAGTAGTTATTCTGTGTTCATAAAACTCTGTTTGTTTACCATTTAAGTTTATTGAAACAGGTATATCCTCTGTTTCCAACTTAACCAATCCATTTTCAGGACGAACATACAAAAAAACACTGTTATATGTGTCTATAATTTGCTGAGAATAATAATCATATCCCTTTATGCACGCCGCAACTCTGTCATCAAGAATTTTGGACTCTTTTAAATCGCCATGATTTCTGTAATTTTCACTCTTTGCAGAGTAAAGCTTTATTGCTACTAACAACTTATCCCTCATTTTGGACATTTCTTTGGTTTTAAGTAGACTATCAACAATATCCTTTGACTCATAGCGTGCAGGCTCGTTGCGATCTATAAGATATTTCACATCACTTTTTGATAAAAGACCTTTGGCGTAGCCCTGTTTAATGCTAGCTACACTATGATAGACACCATAAATAACATCTTTTCTTTTTTTCTCGTCTATCAGACCAAGCTCAACACACCTTAATGCCACCTCTCCAATACTATCATAGCCCATTTCTCTAGCATCAATAAGAGTTTCGTATAAATGAGACTCAAATGTGCCAACAGTAACATCTTCTCCGCCATATGGGGATATATCTTCATATGATCTTAATTCAGCTATCTCGTTTTCAGCTTCTTCAACACAGCTTTTGAGATATGCCTTCTTTATGTGTTCCTCACCAAACAAATCTGAATATGCTGAAAGTATAAAAGGACTTTCCGAGGGTTTTAAATCTTCAAGAAGATGCTTCCCAATGGTTTTGGTTTCAACAGGCAAATTCAAACGTTCTTCCCAACTCATACCGTCTATTTTTTTGTTTGAGATGCTTCCCTTGCTAGGGTCATAAACATTAACTAAAACGGTACTTTCACTTTTGGCAGTTTCTGATCCAAACGTATCAGAGTCCATTCTATTTTCTATGTAGAAATTCTCAGACAGCCAGTGACGGTTAATGTGCCTGCTATAATACGGCGTATCTATGCTATCCGTATACGTTGCCATTACTTTGTCCTTATTTTCCTCAAAGAACTCGTAAAATGGCTTTCCTGACGAATTGTACTGGTCGATTATATCAACCACATTCTTTTCGGAACGCTCTGAAATGCGTTGGTCTAAGCGGCTAAGAAAGTCCTTCTCTATATTCAAAGAATTAAGTTTTGCTTCTGACACCAACTGCTTCATTTCAGCTATGCTGTCTCCGAAGGAAATAAAATCATTCGGTGTTCTGTTTCCTTCGGAGACAGCTCTCCTTAGATGATATATACCAACGTTATTGTTATCGAGGTCAAAAGTTACCGATGCAATAAGATTTTTGCTTTGCTCGATTTCAGCAAACTCAAAAGCTGAAATTTTTTCAGCTTTTGAAAGTTCAGCATAAGTGTTATCCTTAGAGAGTTTTTCAAAGAGTACCGAAAGTCTTTTATCCGCTGCCTTAAAATAATCTATCTCACCATTATACTCTGTGGAATAGATTATTGTCTTGTCGATCGCACTCTGCTTTTCCTTCTCACTCAGATATATCAAATCATCAAAATTGAGATTTTCAAAACACAACTCGTTCATTTCTTCCAAACTGTTATAGCTGTCTATGTGTGCTACAACATTGTCATACTCAGTTACGATGCGGAAATTTTCAAGGTCAGCCGATACTTGTATAGGAAACTCCTCGTCAGAGTCCGTGGTGTATGCAAGAGCCACATCTGACAGGTCTAGCACATCATCATATGCACTTGTATCACCAAATTCCGCTACAGAATAATCATTTATAAGCTTCAATGCAGTTCGTACCGCCTCGTTTAAAGGCTCTCCATTCACACTCGACATACTCTGCGCCGCACTTACAGTTTCGTAAAGACTATTCGCTATCTCCTGCGGCTCTATGTCATTCTTTAAGACCTGTCCTTCCCACATTACCTTATCGCCGCCATATGCGCCAAGACCCTTCATATTAATGTTATTATGGCATTTGAGAGCTACGCCGCCGCTGTTCTCCCAGTCAATAAGGTTTTTGTTATAATCGTCATACAACACGTCAGTATTACTTATACCATTCGGGATATATTCAGCCTTATTGTGTCCAATTTCTGTGAACAACCGATGTTCTCTGTCTATCTCAGGAAGATATTCGTCAAGCCACTCTTGCTTTTCAGCTTCACAGTACGGCGGCTCTCCATTGACTTTTGCTGAGAGAGTAAAGACCTCTACATCTTTGTGTTGCTCCATAAATAACTTGATGCCTTCCGTCATTTCCTCGTATGGTTGAAGGTTACGGAAATAACCCTTTTCATACATTTGTTCGAGATAGTTTGGAGAGGCATCGTAAAAACGTGCGACTGTACCGTCAAGGTCAATAAACAGCCTTGACTTAGTTGTCATTGTACTCATATTCAATTCAATCCTTTCAAAAAATTGTGCTATATGTAGCACAACTAAAAATCACCCTATATGTGATGTGTGTTATCTTTAACTGTATTTTCAGCGTGTTTTTTTGCCGCATTAAGCATATGTGGATATAGCTTCCTGATTGTCTGATAAATGGTGTCGCAGTATATTGATGCAACACCATTGGTATCATCAGGCTCTATATCAAAATACTCCTCTATCGCAAACAAGCTCAGAGTGTCAAGGCTTATCTTGCCTTCCATTGCTCTAAATATAATCATCTGCGAAAGATCAAGGAGTGGCTGTGCTATAACAAGTTTCAGCTTTTCGTAAGCCACAGGATTGTACTCACGAAACATCTTTTTTAAAAAAGCTACGTCTTTGTTTGTGTCTAAGCCAATAAAATAAACCTTCTCACCATTGCACTCTTTATATATATAAGTTAAAAGTGAAGTGATCGCTTTCTGAACATCTTCTCTTTTTGCAGTGCATTTCTCATACGCCTCTGACAGTCCTGCCGTCTTTACCCTTTTAGCAAAGTTCGGATCATCATATGAGATTTTAAGGTGCATACTTGACGGCGTTTTAGATAGCGTTTTTAGTGCTATCTCCAAAATGTAATCTCTGTTGGATATGCCAGTTGTAAAAGTTGAGATAACAATGATATTCTTTTTCAACCCCATAATATCACCGCCTGTCTATTAAACCGTAGGAACGGCGGTTTGCTGTGCCTGAACTGCCTGCTGCGCCTGATTATTCGCCGCAAGTATCGCATCTTTATCGAATGTAACTTTTGGCAGAATAGTGTGATTTTCTCCTTCAATTCTCAGACCGCACTTATCAAGTACACGTTTAAACAAATCGGCTTCCTGCGACCTTACTGTAAACTGTGTTTGCTGTGTTGCTCTTGTGGTTATGCTTGAATACGGAATATTATTCTCATTCATAATTTTTATAATAGGCTCTGCCGTTTTTGCATCTATCTTATTGGTATAGAAAGGCACGTCCGCAGAGGTAGCGACTACCTCTTTATAGTCCATTGTACCGACCTTTGAAACTTTTGGAACTATTCTTTCCGATTTAAGTTCGCTATCATACAGCCACTTATTATTGTTTCTCAGGTATGTCTCTCTCAATTGCTCTTTGGTATAGTATCTCTTGTTTGGATCTTCCGTCATTCTGTTCTTCGGGTGATTATACCTTGACGTTATCAGCCTATCCTGTTCTTCAGGAGAAAGCTGTGTAAACTTCCTTTTACCATTCTGACTATTGAGCTGTTCAGGCGTTATGACTTCTGTCAACACTTGTTTCGGCTCAACATAGCCAAGTTCCTTCTTCAAAGCCTCTTCAACATTCGTATTCTTGCCTCTGAGTGCATCAGATAATCGCTGATTAGCAACGCCAAGCTTTTGAGCCATTTGGCTTTCCTTTATTCCGCTTTCAGTCATTTTATTTTTTGCCCAGACTCCAAATTCTGTGAAACCAAGCGTATTGGAATACTGGGCTTGTCTAAAAGAAGCAAGCGCATTTGTTTTGCCAAGAGCAATGTATGTCCTTTCCGCATCGCTCTTTTCAACCACAACGTTATACTTGCCCTGACGAGCAAAAGCGGAATAATTAATACCCTCATTATTCAGAAGTTCAATGTCTTTCTTTGAAAGATTTTCAAGTTTTACAAGAACAGAGTTCAATGCCTTCGCTTTGCTTTTCATATCTATGTAGGGTACTATGCCACACTCGACAGACAGCTTGCCGTCACGATAATTCTGCAAGTCCGTGTCAACGGAATTGATATTATATTTTGCGACCGCAACCTCGTCCTTTGTAACTGCCTTTTTAAGAATGTTATATATACGCTTATATTCTTTTTCATTCTCTTCTGCTCTTGCACGAACCATGAGATATTCCGTAGTATTCGGCTTACACTCTGCAAGGTCAGCGATCGCCTGTAGATAGAATTTTTTCATTTCGTATACATAAGGTATAGACTTGAAGCGTATAAAATTCACATAGGCTCTTCTGTCTGTCCTAGCAAGCTGCTGCATTGACATATCCTTATATCTATCTCTCAGTTTAGTTGCCTGTTCCATTGTGAAGTGTTCAAAATCCCAGTCAATGTTCTTCGTCACCATATCCGCTTGTATGCCAATTTGAGCAAACTGAGCATCGGTCAAAACCGTTTCACCTGTCTCATTTTTCATAGCAGGAACGTCAAACATTTCTGCAAGTATTTGAATGGCATCATAATTCGAGCAGTTTTCAAAATACTGAACGACCTGTATCGGTCCTCCGCCAAGCTGAATACCGTGGTCAAACCAACTGTTTTTATTCAGATTGATATGGCAAGAAGGGTGGTTATCATCGGAACGTATTCTGCACCAACCGTCCTTGTACCTTACCTTAACGTCAACGCCATATCTCTGCAAGACTTCTACAACTGGAATTGCCCTCAAAGTATCGAGGTCATAAAAGTTCCTTTTTCCCTCAAAATTCATAGTCTCATATCCTTTCTAAAAATTGTGCCACAAGTAGCACAACTAACGTGAGGCTGCGCCTCAACTACTATATATAAAGCTATCGCTTCATACCAATATTATAATTCTCCGTCCTGCTATTGTCAATAGCAGGAAAGCACAAAATGCAACATATTTTTTGCATCTTTACATCGTAGGAGTGTACGGAGGACTTTGATTAAACGTGGTAGTTCTGTTTTTATTCAAAATTGTGTTCATCTTATACTGGTCTGCTTTGTCATAGACAAGATAGTATTTATCGCTTCTACCTTTGATATATCCAACGTTCACCTTCGACTTCACAATGGCTTTTATCTGATTTCTTGAAACGTTCTTTAGGTACATTGGCTGAGAATTAGATTTCTGTATAAGCTCTGCAAATGACTTTATTTGTGAAGCTGTTTCAAAGGCTCTCTCGTCAACCATATCATTATAATACAGAATATCATCGACCCTATCTTTATCCGTTTTAAGATAAACAAGGTTATACTTGTCCGCATCAGGTTTGTAATAAACAGCGGAAATAATATTATCAACGCTGCCTCTCAGCTTCATCAGCTCGTCACCTGTTATCATTTTGTACAATGGTATTGTACCACACTTTTGAGCAATTTCTCTAACCTCTGAACTGTCTTTTGCACCAATATTAGAGTTCACAAATGACTTATCAGGATAGATTTCATTATACAGCTTTTCGGCATCAGCCGCCTTATACAGCAGGCGGTACTTTTCTGTATTTTTGATTTTAGAATACGATACAACAAGTTCGCTCTTTTTAACGAACTCAACTTCTCGCCCAGTAACAACATCTGAGCGAAGCCTACCCTCATACTCTTTAAGCTCTGCGTACTTTGACTTATTTCTATCGTATTCAAGCTTGCGCTGTCTGCTGAGTTGTGCATCTCTCTTGCGCTGTTCAGCCGATCTGTTATCCGTGAGTATTTTTGTTCCAAGTATCTCTTGCAGTTTATCTTTATTTTCCTTCTTTATGAAAACTGTCGCTCTGCCGTCATTAAGAATATTTGCAGAATAATAGATAGGAGCGTTCATAAGCTTTGGCAACAAACGAGCATCTATCTTTACGGCATAGTTTTCACCAAGAGACTGCATAAGCACATTCTTATTTATATTACCGATAACTCGTGGGCTTTTTTGTGTGTTCGATGTAACAGGATTGCGATACATCTTGTACGAATAGATTTTTTCATTCTTATCCTTCGTGAACACCTTATACTTTTCATTGAGTTTTGCCAAAGGCTTCATTGCTCGCAAGAGCGCAAGCTTGACAGAAAGTGAAAAGTAGAGGAACATCTTTGCGGCGAACCTAGCAGAACGAGTTGATATAACCGCTGTCGATGTCATACTTCTCATTGCAAGTTTTTTCTGAAAAGCGGCTGTTGTTATTTCCGCATCTAATCTTGACGATTTATCAAGCTGCTTTTTAGCAAGTTGCGCATAAAATTCATTATTTCCGTCCTTCTGTTCAAAGCCAATTCCATAGTAAGGACGTAATTTCTTTGTTGCATCATTAACAACATTTTCGATTGATTTGCTTCTTTTATCGTGCGGCGTATATTTGCCCTCAACAGTTACGCCAAGGACTTTATCAATATTCTCCTTATAATACTTTTCGCCAAACTGACGTGCAAGAGTATTAGTACGGACTTTATGTTCTTTGCTATCTGAGATCGTGATATATGTATCACGATACTTAACATCAAAGCCATACTGGTTCATAACTCGTATGAAGTCCTCTTTTGTCTTTGCAGTTTTCAGTGCAATATCAAGAGCTTCAACAATTGGATATTTCCATGAAGCAGCTTTTTTATGTTCTTCAATGTGATAACTGTCAACCGATACATTATCACGGCTCGTTTTATAATCATCATCAAGAATGTTCAAATTATTAGCAGCACATATAAGATCGCTTTGATTTCTCAAAAACTTTATTGATGATTTATTATCAAGCCACTTCTTGCCTGTGGCAATATTGCAGGAATTTACTACAACATGGTTATGTACAAAATTTGCTCCAACGTGTGTTACTACACACACCTGAAAACCCTCAAAACATCTTTCAGCCCATTGCACACCTATCTTATGAGCAAGCTCAGGAGAGATATTATCTTCTTTTGGAAAGCTCTGATAAAAGTGATGTGCCAAAATACCTTTGTCCTGTTTCCATATTTTACGAACGTTCTTCCATTCCTCAACCATATTTTGTTCTGAACAGTTTATCGCTGTCATAGCAAAACACTTAGGAGTGAGCTTAGTATGGCTTTTTAAAACATTGATATATGAAGGTGAAAAATATAAATTTGCATTTTCAAGTTCCGCCATACCTTTTGCGGCATCGCTGTTAAGAATTTCATTAATAACAGATCCATGCTCTTTTTCGGTCAATGAGAGGTAATACTTATATATTTCCTCTCCTTCACTTTTATCAAGCTCAACAAACTTCTTTGTAACATAATCAAGAGTTGCGGTTATATATCTATCAGAAGTCATTTTAGTTTTAATTGACGAAACTGTTGCCATACTCTCACCTTCTTTCTGAATATATACAAAGTAAATTAAACCTTTGGGAACTTTCCTTCTGTTTTATCGAGCATTTCACTCATGTCATTTACGATCTCGACCAAAGCGTTTCCTATACTGGCAACTTTAAGTGCAAGGTCTTTCACTTCTTTTGCGTTCATATTAACGTATTTAACTTCGTTATCATTCAAACTATGCGTTGCATTGGCGGTGTGAGCTATCTGATTGATATTTGTGCCGCACTTGATTATCTGACTTTTTACACGATTTATCTCATATACAGCCATTGCAAAATACTGCATAAAATCTTCAATGCCGTCAACTCTATATATCTTCTTATTCCTAGCAAGAGCAAGAAGATAGTTCGACATTGAAAGCCTTGCATCGTCAGCTCTTTTCTTCAATTCTAATTTTTCTTGTTCCGTTACTCTGAAATTAATTTGAGTATTTCTCGTATCTCCCATTTTAGACCTTTTCTATAAAAATAAATTGAACGAAGTGATTTACTTATTTGTGGTTTTATTATACCACAAACAAGTAAAAAAGTCAATGTTTTTTTGACTTTTTAGGGGTATTAGGGTTCTCCCTAACAAGCGATAATGTATAGTGGACGCTATACATTATCTGTGCTTGCTATGGCAGACCCAAGACGTGCGGCGCACGGCGCATTTTCGGTTTGCACCGAATTAGGCACATTTTTCGTCTTGCGACTTCGATAGCATTTCATTCAGAAATTTTTATACTAAAAAAAGCCCCCTTTACGGTGGCTTTTTTATCGGCTTTTACTCAAACTTTTTTGCATTACGAAACGTATTATTATGAAAATTGTAGGAGTCAAAGCGCAGGGGCAAGCGGCAAAAGCGGGGGCGGCAGAGCTGAGAGAACGCCGCTCACTTTTCGCTTTTTATATAAAAAAAAGAATTTAAAGTGAAGGTGGTGTTTGTTCGCCGTTTCCGCTGTCCTCAGTCTCAACCTTTTCTTCACTTTTCATCTTACTTATGCTTTCCTGCATTTTCTGAATAAGGAAGTCCATTTGCATTGGATCGGAAATTCCTGCCTTTACAAGAATGTCGGCGATCTCGTCCGTCTTACCCTTGACAGTTTTATACCTCTCGTCATTTATCTTCTGTTCAAGCGTTTTGATTTCCTGCTGTAACTTCTCACATTTCGCTTTTTTTTCCGCCAACTGCATTTCTAGTTTTGCGATTTTTTCGGCACTTGATATTTTTGCCATTTTAGCATCACTCCTTTTCATTCCGATTTTACCACAAATGAAGAAATAAGTCAATAGACAACAAACTTGTCTATCGACTTATCAACGTATGCTGTGTATCTGAAACGATCGGGGTGTTTGACGGCTATTTCAAAAAGCATCATTTTCACAAATTCCGTCTGATACTTAATGTGACAGATTTTCTTAATATCTTCCGCTGAGTATACACCGTGTTTCAGAAAGTTAAGCTTTTTCAGTATTTCAAGTTTTTCCTTACACTCGATCATTTTAATCTCTCCTTATATAAACATTGTGCTACATATGTCACCTTAACTTTAACCCTTATAAGTTCAGCCGAAAACTAATCGGCTGAACTCGCAAGGTTTACGCCTTATTCCTTTGAAACTTGGTTGAAAAAATCTGCAATTTCATCAAAGACCGCATCGTTTTCATTTGGCTCATATGGTGGCTCATTCAAATAAGCCTCGCTATAAGCATTAAAGTCATTTTCAAATTCCTGCACACTTTGCTCGTATGTCTGTCCGCCGTTCTGATTGGCTTCTCTTCTTTCACTTGGCACAAATGAAACTTCATCACAAACCAAAACCAGTTCATAACGATTAACTCCGTTTCTGTCAGTATAGTTGTTATTTCTGAGTCTGCCTGAAACTATAATAGGCTTTCCTTTGTGGAAATACTTATTTACAAACTCCGCTCGCTTTCCCCATACAACGCATTTCACAAACGTTGTATCTTCTTTTACGTTTGGATTATCAAACGCAACACTAAACTCTGCGTTTACCTTTCCCGACTGAAATTTGCTAAATCTCACATCTGTGGCAAGTCTGCCGATACCTGTTGTCTTTAACATTTTAATTACCGTCCTTTCGCTCCAATTTTTTCTACTCTAACTCTTAAACCTTCCAAGGCTCTTCCGCTGAATGGAGTATCTACTAAGTACCAACCGTCATTACGCTTTTTCGGAAAAGAAAAAGCATCTTCCTGATAGTGCATTTCCATTCTTGTAGGTATCCACTTCTCATTTTCATCGTCCCACACTTCGAGAGCTTCTCCACAATGAAAGCCCTTCACTTTCCACAAGTCCATAACCAACAGCCCATATCTGTCATTTTCTTCGTTATAGCCCAAAATTCCTTTTATCATATCTTGCACCTATCCTATTTATTTATGAAGTCCTCTCTTTCTTTTACCCAGTTCTTAATGAGTTTGATTTCCTCGTCCATGTTCGGCTCTTTCTTAGGTTTCCAGTCCTCTCTTACCTCTTTCAGTTTTTCTTCCCAGTCCGCTATATCATCATCAAGATAGCCCACTTCTTCATCGTCTGCTTCATCAGGGTGTTCCTCTAGGTACTTCTTTTTTTTCTTGGCAGCTTCGAGATTATCCACCAATTTCAGATAGTCCTTCGGTTCATCTTCCCAAAACAGTAAACGGCTCAGAAGTGTATGTTCTGGAAACATTCCAAACCAACAACGCTCGAACCACTGTTCCGCATACATTCTTTCATCAGAACCATTACTATATGTTCCGCATAGATCGCCGATAAAATTCTCTATCAGCTCTCCGATAGTCAGACCATGCTCTCCACACTTTCTCGCCAATCGGTCACAATCTTCGTCCGACAATTTTACTGTGATTTTTCTCTCTCTGATTGTTTCAATCTGCTGTTCTTCGTGAGTTTTTACGTCATTCTCGTTTTTCATATTTTTACCTTTCAGCCCTGCACGATTGCAGGGGCTTTTTTTTCTTGAACACAAGTTTTTGAAGGGAAAAATGTATAATCATCGCCCAAACTATGCTCCAACCCATGCCGATTTTTAAAAAGTCGGTTATACCTGTACCTGCCCTTTTCAACAGTATGCAGAATACGATCGTTGCAATGAAAAAACACAGAATAATTGCAATGCAAATTGTTATCCTGATTTTCTTCTTTTTGCTTGCCATAAATCTCACCCCTTTCACAAATTAATCTTTTAAATGTTTTATAAAGTCGCTTGTCATAAGTCCGCCAAAGTATTCTTCACACCATTCCAACTCTGAGCCACGCACGTCATAAAAATAATTATCTGGGTCATAAAAATAATTATCGTAACGTCCTCCAAACAAGTAACCATTATAGTAATCTCCAAGTTCTGAAAGCAAGTGGCTTGCTTCTTCCATTTTAAAAAGTACAAAATCGTGAACGTTAGTATAGCGGCAATCTTTAGTTTTTTCTTTGTAATCTTCCGAAGAAAAAAACTTTTTCAAATACTCTTGCCATTGCTCTTTTGCCTTATATTTATCCATTACACGGATAAAAGAAACCTTCATGCGTTCTGCATTTTTCAAATTTTCATCATCACATATGAACTCTTTTATCTCCTCGTAAATCTTTTTTCTCTCTTCTTGCTCCTCTCGTTCCCTTTCCTTTTTGCAAAGCTCCATATTTTGTTTCACAAAAAGAGTAGCAAAACAATCAGCCAAGCTGTTATGTTCTTTGCCATTTTGTCTGCTCCAGTCATAGCCACAATACTCAGCGGCTCTCGCAAGACTTTGCCACTTGTAATTCTGATACCATTCAGACCATTCTCCGTAAATTTTTGCAAAGCGTTCCATAACGTCATAGCTTTTAATGTCTTTGATTGATATTACGCCGTTGTTTGCAAGCATCATCAAATCAAAGCCCACATTATAACCGATCACCAAATCTGCCTGTGATATGATTGCGTTTATTTCAGCCGCCTTCTCATAGATTGTCGGCGCATCGGCTACCATTTCAGGAGATATGTGGTTGACATTTTGAGCCTCATACCATTCGTTATGCCTTATAGGCTTGAAGTAGCTGTCAAACACCACATTTCCGTCTGTATCAATTATTGATACTTGCAGAAGCTCGTCCTCGAACGTATCAAGACCCGTTGTTTCCGTATCAATGACTATTTCCTTTGGATATTCTTTCTTAGGATACAACTCTTTTGTGAGCTTTGTTAATCTTTCGACCAACTCTTGATAATAGTTCAACTTTTCTTCTATCACTTGACGTTCCTGCTCCTTCTCCTGACGTTCCTGCTCTTTCTCTGCCTTTTTTCTTTCACGATAAGCCTTTGCTTTTTCTCTGTCAGGTTTAAAAAACGTGTTGAGCTGTTCCTTTGTCGCTTTTCTTACTTCGTCAGGTTTATAGTATTTGCAAGGCTGTTTGCTTAGTTTGCTTGGCAGAAGCTCTATGCCCTCAGCACTTTCTGTTATGACAAAACCCTCGTGCGCCCATTGGCGTTCGGTCTTGTAGCTGTCATATTCTCTATAGTAATGCTTCACTTTCATCTTTAAGACTACTCCTCTATGTATTCATCGCCGATCTCATAGTTATTATACTCAGTCGGTGTAACTTCTACCCAATTGTAATGTTCTTCAAAGTATGTTTCAGTACACACCCTTATCTCATAGCTATGGTGTGAATATCCATAACCTTCGATGTACTCCTTGTCAACAACCGTCTTGGTTTCTGTTGCACAGCTTACTCCATATACCACGCCTGAGAAAATCTCAAAGATAAACAAGCAAAGCAGCAGAGGGTGTTCCCAAAACCCAACCATTACATCATAAACCCAGTCAATAATCTTACGAAACATAAAAACCACTCCTTAAAAGTCAAAGTTATAAGTTACCTTATGACTATATTATAGCATATTATAGCTTATTTGTCAAGCGGTTTTGCGAAAAATTATAAATTTTTTTCCACTTTCAAAGAGCTTCATCACAATATATCTGATATATACTAACCATTAAAAAGCCGTTTCACCGTCCTGTAATAAGTGCTTGATTTCAGCCCTAGCACCTTCATTGCATAGGTATTGGTACACTTGCCCTCACGGACGTTCTTATACACCGACCTGAATAGCTGTTCGTCTATCTGAATAGGTTTTCTGCCTTTATACTTTCCTGCTGCCTTTGCAAGCTCAATCCCTTCTCGCTGTCTCTGCTTGTTTTGATCCGCCTCAAATTCGCCCAAAGAGGCAAATATGTTCAACATAAATCTTCCCTGTGGTGTGTCTGTATCGAGCTGTTCCTTCTGTGACACGAGCCTTACACCCTCTTGCTGAAACTTGTCAAGCAAGTATAGAAAGTCTCGTATAGAACGGCTCAGGCGGCTTATGCTCTCGACTACGATAACATCGCCCTCTCTCATAAAATTCATCATTTCTTCGAGCTGAGGTCTTTTCATATTTCTTCCCGAAGCTTTGTCAATATATATCCGTTCCACGCCAAGTTCCTTCATTAGAACTTCTTGACGTATTTCGTTTTGTTCAACTGTTGACACTCTGACATAACCGATTTTCAAAAAATCACTCCGTTCTGATTGTGCTACATATATCCACTATGGGCGTACACCATTGACATACCACGCCGCTTGCGGAAATACGTTTCAATAGGGTCTTTTTGTGTTCTTGTGAAACACTTCTATTCCATTATACCACATTCACACCCTATTGCAACATTTATACAAAAAAAGACAGAGAAGAACGCATCTTCTCTGTCTTTTCAAATTTCCCACCAATCACATAAGGTCTTTAACCAATCATCATTGCCCTTGTCTGTGTCGCACTCCTTTTCACGTTCTTCCATTTCGATCATACTATCAATTCTTGCTTGCGCATTTCTATGCTGCCAAGATAGAGGCTCATTGCCCTTGCGCCTATTTTCCTCTACGGTATATTTATGTCCTCTATATTCGTATTCCAGTTCTACAATATCGTCATTAAAATTTCTATACTCATAACGGTTCAAAAATTTTGCCTTCTGAATGTTCTTCGCAGGCATCAAATTCTCTTTCGGATCGACTATCAGCTTTCGTTCCGCATCAGTCAAAATTCTTCTAATGTTTTCTTCAAAGCCGCACGTCATACCTTTATCAACTTTCATATCTTTATCCCACCATTTTCAAAGTTTTTTTAACATCTTTGTACGCTTGTTCAAATTCTTTTTTGTCGTTGCCGCCCTCAATATCATACGCTATTGCCCATGTATACTTACTATCATCAACAAACAGCTCAGGTATACTGCTATACTTTTCATAACCATACTCGTCAGCAATGAGCCGAGTGAACAAGCTCATTTCCTCGTCATTTGTGAAGGCGACTGCATAGATAGCTCTAAGACCGTTCTTTGCATCTTTGCCAAAATACTGTTTTTTCATTTTCTCAACCTCTTTCATAAGTGTGCAAAAAGGGCTTCGCACTTGCTCCAAAGTTCAAAGTTCTTGACATATCTTTCAAGTTGCAAGCAAACTGTCTATTTCTGCAAGTCTTTTAAGAAGCTTTTCACGCTCCACTTTTAAGCTTTTCACGTCTATATCAGATACGAGCTTAACGCCCTCATGATCCTTTATCTTGTTGAAAATCGTTTCTGGTACTTTCTTAACTCGAATTATCGTTCCCTCATCAGCAGATATGCTGGGATATTTGACAGAGCCACCCGAAGTTGCAAAACCACCGCTTATGAGCATTGCATTGTCAGAGAAAACAACCTCGCTGTCACGATAGCGCCTTTTCAGAACAACCATTGAGCCGACTCTGATTTCTCCATCTTCGTCGCCCTCTGTATAGGCATCGAGGTCAAGCTCTATAGTCACAGTGCTGACAGTGCCAAGCTCTCCGCACTCTCCGTAACATTCAACAAGTAACGCCTTGACTTCTTCCCTGTTCTCTTCTGGAAAGACCCAGTAAGGGGCGTTCCACTTGCCCTGTATCTGCTTTGCTCTTGTGACAAAGCTCTTATTGTACGAACTATTGACCTTGATTTTCTCGTTTTCAACTGTAACTTCCATGGTTTTTCCTCCGATTTCATAAATATCATCAAATTATCTTATATATATATTATATCATATTATATGATGTTTGTCAATACAAAAGTGAAAATTTCATTAAAATTATTTCGTGACATATGTGTCACGTTTCATACCACGTTCATCATAAGTCATTTATATATAAAAGTCATATCGTGATAGCTGTCAGGCGTTTTGTAAACTTTCAGAAGTGCGCAAAAAAAGGAGCAAGCTTTGAACTTGCTCCAGAGGTTTAAGCATACGCCTTACCATTTGCGCCGCTCTTATATTCCTTATACACTACAACAGGATTTTTGAGTTTTTTCAAAACGTCCTCGAAGTATCTAGGGTCAAAGCAGCCATACTTTGAACGCCTCATTATGCAGTTTTCTCTTACTTCCTCAATGTTGTATGTATCTTCTTCTTTAAGCTCTTGCCAACCCTTGAAAATTATCACCGAGCCGCTATAAAAGAGATACGCACGAGCCTTGCGGCTTTTATATGGTATGCAACATACCTTAACAACATCGCTGTGCTGTGCATACGTTGTATACTCAACGCCTATTATCTTGCATTTTATAGTGACTGGGAAGCCAAAATCACTCATACACATTATCGTGTACTTCTCACCCTCAACAAGCCCTGCATTGAAGAAAGCTTTCTGACGTGGCTCAGCGTAGTCATTAAATACCTTATGAATATTTCTCGCCGCCTCGTTTGCGGTCTGAGCTGTCAGCTCTTGCAGTATAGCACCGTTCTCGTATTTTGCAACGGTCTTAAATTCTCCTGTTGAATTTGTATCGGTATTAATGATTATACCGTTTTTGATTGTGTTGCCGCCTCTGAGTTTGAAATTAAGCATATAAATCTACCTCTTTCACAAGTATTATCAAGTTATCTTATACATATATTATATCATATTATAGCACGTTTGTCAATAGTAAAATGCAAATTTCGCAAAGCTTTTTCAAAGAAAAATTGTGCTATATGTAGCACAATCCCGACCACTATCACCATGATCGCTATTTATATGTGAATGTCATAGCGAATAGGCATAAGACGTTTTATAATGGTGACAACAAAACAGCGGACGTATAAGACTTGCTCATACGTCCGCTCAAATCATTCTACTATGTGGAAACTGTCTACGTTAGGCACAACACCAAGCATACGTCCACTCTCAAAACGACAATGTATCGTGCCGATATCGTCAACCATAAGTACCTCTCCTATTGAGCCTTGCTCAACTGGGTTTGGATCGTCATTCATCGAGTCAACGCATATTTTTGTACCCTTCGGATATCTTTCTTTTAAGGTTTTCACTAAATCTCTGTCAACAAAAAACATAGTCAATCCCCTCTCTAAGCATAGATACCTTCAAAAACGTTCAAGCAATTATGCTTTTCAGCGGTGGCTCGCTGTGCTGCTACCGCCCTATCTTTATCTCTCGTTTCTCTGAGAGTATTCCAAAAGGCTAGTGATAAAATTTCTAGTGCTTTTGAGTACGCTTTTAAGCTTTCCGCCTGCTCCTCTGTCACAAGTGTCATACTTTCATTATAGACATTATGATTAATTACAACAGCACCTTTTATCAGTGGTGGTCTAAGTCCTGTATAATTGACACGAACAGCCTTTATAACACCATTCATACCCATATACTCGACAAATTCAAATGGTAAACCCTTTCTCTTTACAGCCGCAACTATCTTATTCATAACCAAAGCCCTCTTTCATAAGTATCATCAAATTATCTTATGTACATATTATATCATATTATATGTAATTTGTCAATAGCCAAATGAATATTTTTCCTCAACTCTGAATTTCCGACCACTATCACCATATGGCTTGTATATACAAAAGCTGTATCGTGATAGGCGTGAGGCGTTTTATAATGGCGACAATAAAAACTGAGAACGTGCAAGATTTACTCACACGTTCTCAGTTCTGCTATAACATCAACAATCTATTAAGGAAGTTATCAAAAAGCTCAACCTGTTCATCAGTCAGAGAGCAAACTTTCTGTTCACCGTTTTCATCGGTTTCGTTACCGACAATAAAGAAAGTACCGTGAATGATAGTATGTGCAAAGAAGCGGTTTGGCTCAGAGCCGTTTATAAGAAACTCCTCATTGCAAAAGGCTATCGCCTTATTGGTCGGGTCAAAATAGATTGGTTCTATCAGACCGTCTACAAGCTTTTGCATTTCTTCAAGACTGTTCACAATAGTTTTGACATATGCCCTTTTATGTGGCTCTGCAACTAGAACTCTGAGCTTGTTGGCGTTCTCTTTTTCCTGTAGCCTTTTTTCATCATCTGCAACATACCGTCTTATTTTCTCATACGGTGGTTCATCACATACAGGGTCATAACCGTGAAGTTCATGCCACAGCAGATAAATCGTCTGCTCACCAAGTCTCATGACCTGTTCATATGTTACGTCTGCATACTCCGCCAGTTCCTTTGCAAGTCCTCCTATCGCTTGTTCAAACTTAGCATCGTAATTTTCAAGAGTTGCTTCTTCTTTCATAATAAACGCTCCTTTTTCAAAGTATTAATTTATCTTATGTATATATTATAGCATATTATAATACATTTGTCAATAGTAAATTGAGAATTTTACAAAGTTTTTTCAAAGAAAATATTGTGCTATATGTGTCACATCAATTCGACCACTATCACTATAAGACTTATATATAAACGCCATAGCTGCTAGTTGTGAGGCGTTTTCTAAGCATCAAAAGAGCGAGTGGGAATGTATCTAACCTTCCCACTCGCTCGACTTAGCAACTACCCTACAACGGCAAGCAATTTGTGAAACACTCTGCTGTCTAAAATCACTTGTTATCTCTGCGCAAGCGAATAGTTCAAGACAAGGTTTCAAGGTTTCAGCATAGAAGCCCACGTTTGTTGTGCCGCTGCTTCCCTGCTCATATTCGCCATACTTAATTACTGCAAAATAATCGTTGCCGTTTTCTGCTCTAAATTCGATAATATCGCCCTCATAGATTTTTTGTTTCTCCCTGTCAAGCTCCTGCGTAAAAACGCCGATTGTTTCGGGTGAACACCTATGATACACGCCTTCATCATCAACGATAATATGCAAGTCAGACGAGCTGTGCAAGCAGATATAGCCGCCCTCTACCCAAGAAAAGCTATCCTCACGCTTGCCGCAAAATGAATTACAGAACATTTTCAAGCTCCTTTCGTTCAAACCTTGCAATATCTTCAACCGAAACATCAGGAATTATGTCGCTCAAAAAGTAAGCCATTTGATTTTTTGAATGATTGTTGTTTTTCTCTGCATATTCCAACAGATTTAAAATCAGCTCAACAGTTATTTGCTGTGCGCAAAGCTCAAAGTTTAATGTTTCTTTCAGCCAACGCATAAAGCCGTCTTTGTCAAAATTCATTATTACGCCCCCTTATATTTGTGACTGCATTATATGCAGTCACAAGCGTTGAACTTTGCCAAGGCGAAAGCAAGACCGTATGTGTCTCTTGTGTATAATCTGTGCAAATTGTCGATATATACAAAGCTGTCTGCGTTGTCGCCGTGGTAGAATTTAAGCACCTTATCACCACGCTGTGCAATATTGTTAATTGTCAGCTCCTTATATTTTTGCATTATTTCTTCTGCGGCTTCAAGATACTTATTTACAGCTTCCTTTCTTGTGTCATAGTCATACTCGACAAAAACGAAAGTGTTACCGCCTGAAAGTATCTCGTAACTTCTTTCATCACGGTCGATATACTCGAAAGACTTTGCAACTCCTTTTACAGCCTGTTCATTCACAGCCATATTTTTTATATAGATGTGTACCGCTGTTTCATAGCCTGCATCGCTCACCCTCACCGATACATCTCTTGAAGTGTAGCCGAGAGCCTTAATTTTCTTTCTGATTGCGTTACCAAGTTCACGATTTGTCATAGTCAAAACCTCTTTCATAAGTATTAATTTATCTTATGTATACATTATAGCATATTATAATACATTTGTCAATAGTAAATCGCAAATTTCACAAAGTTTTTTCAAAGAAAAAATGTGCTATATGTAGCACAACTCCCCGACCGCTTTCACCATAACTCGTGTTTATATAAACGTCATAGCTGCTAGGCATAAGACGTTTTGTATGCCTGTAAGCAAATTCACTGGATATATAAAGGCAGCTCATTGAAAAAAACTTCCCAATGAGCTGCCTTTTGCCTTTAACCTGTTTATTAAATTTCTTCTACCTCATTGCCATTCTGACGATATGAGTGGCTGTACCATTCTTCATTATCTGCCATTTCATCAAGAGCGTCCTCGTCAGAATAACACTCACCGACATAGCTTTCAAGTTTTTCTGCTTTGCACTTGAAATATACTTCATCATACTCAGTCGTGACCTTACAACCGTCCACGATAAGTTCTTCGTCACGCAGACCCATTATATTTTGAGCTTCTTTCAGTGTCATTTGTTACCTCCTAAAAAATTCACCCCTCGCAAACCACGCGTCTACGCACTTTCCGAGGGGCATTTTCTGGATAAAAGACCAATTTTAAAATTGGTCATCGCAATCTTCCAAGCGTATCGTGTCATAAAAATCCACATAGTCGCAAGTACAAAAAAATGCGGTATGAGATTGTCCAAACCTTTCTTCCATTCTATCAATAAAAATATCAATAACAGTAAATTCAGTACCAGCAGGGATTAAAATATCTCCATGTTCTGGATCATAAAACCTCATATCGGTGCGAAATTCCGATGGATACCCATTAATACCGACAGCAGCGTAGATATCTTTGTTCGTTTTTATTGTTACATCTGGCATTACTGACACTCCTTTTTTATATTTTCGACAGCTTTCTCATATTCCGAAAGTGCTGTCAAATAATCGTCAATAGCTTGTCCGTCCTCTTCGGATATCAACAGTTCCTTGCCGTCAACGTATATGCGGCGATAGCCCTTCTCAGCCTTATAAAACCGCTCGTTCCAACGTCCTTTAGGGTAACAGTCAGGCTTTTCAGGCTCTTTAAGCTCCTTGATTTTTGCTGTCTTTTCGAGCTGTTTTACCGCATTTTCATCGCCCTTTATGGCGGCAACTTGCAACTTGTAATTTTCGACCTGTTTATCAAATCTTTCGATAGTCTGTCCTTCCTCTTCTGTTATCAGCAGTTCCTTGTTATTAACGTATATACGGCGATACCCTTTTTTAGCCGTATAAAACCGTCCGTTCCAATTTCCTTCAGGGTAGCAGTCAGGTCTTTGTGGTTTTTCAAGCTCGTCTATTTTCTTCTGCAATTCAGCCGCCTGCTCTTTTCCATCATTTTGAGCTTCTTGTAATCTTTTGTAGAGAGCCATGTCGATCTCTGTAAAATCAAACTTTATCTCTATTTCAGGGAAAACCTTTTTAACTTCTTTAAAGACTTTTCCAAGTTCTTCTGAACTTTTACATTCACAACTCCAACCCATAAATTCACTGGTTGACAAAATATCGCTGTCACCAATGTCCGTCCAAAAGAAGCCTAAAGTTTCCACTTTATCCTCTACAGACTCCGTATCGCCTGTAAAGTACGCACGAAACGGATAGGTTTCCAAGGGGTTTAGTTGAGCTGTTAAGCCGAGCGGTGTGTGCGCTTCAATCTCCTGCATCATTGCCTTATAGCAGTTTTTACACAAGCCATGTTCTTCAAAGTATTCGATTTTCCTCTGCCTGTCTTTGTCCTTGCCGAACAGTTCGATGATCTGAGTGTGTCCGCAAGAGAATTTAACTTCATATTTTGCCATAATCAAAACCTCCGTAAAAAAAACTTTATATTATCGGTATGACTATATTATATCATATTTCAAAGCATTTGTCAATAGTTATTTGAGATTTTTTTTATTTTTTTGAAGTACCAATTTTGCGACTTCAAGCGGACACATATAGCACATTCAGACCACTATCACCATTATCTTTTTATACATAGGTTGTATCGTGATAGCTGTAAGGTGTTTTCTAATGGCAAAAAAATCAGGAGAAAGAGCGTTCGCCCTATCTCCTGTATCGGTATTACAAGCGGTTGATGTTTTCGTATACGAACAACGTTGCAAAGCAATCGCCTAAACTGTTGTGGGCGGTTTCAGCCCTCTTGCTCCAGTCATAGTTGAAATACTCTGCGGCAGTTGTGAGCTTCTGCCACTTGTAATCATTTTGTTCCTCAGACCACACGCCATAGACAGGTGCAAACAATTTCATCACGTCCACAACTTTGTATTCCGCTTTAAATGTTGCACCGTTGCTTTCGAGAAAACCAATATCAAAGCCAGTGTTATATCCTATGACTTCATCAGCCGAATGCAAAATATCATTAATTACCGCTATCTTTTCATCAATAGTCGGTGAATTTGCGACCATTTCAGGAGATATGCCGTTGACATTCTCTGCTTCTTTCCATTCGCTGTGCCTTGTCGGTTTAAAAAAGCTGTCAAACAGCACGTTTCCGTCCGTATCAATGATTGATACTTGCAATAGTTCGTCTGTCTTAGCGTTAAAACCTGTTGTTTCGGTGTCAATTACAATTTTCTTGCTCATAAAAAAGTTCCTTTCAAAGATATTTATATTAGCTTACTTATATATTATATCATATTATAGCATATTTGTCAATAGAAAAACGCAAATTTCGTAAAGCTTTTTTCAAAGAAAAAATGTGCTATATGTAGCACATTTCCGACCACTATCACCATGACCGCTATTTATATGTGAACGTCATAGCGGATAGGTGTAAGACGTTTTATAATGCTGACAACAAAACAGCGGACGTATAAGACTTGCTCACACGTCCGCTCAGATTATTTTATTTTACGGAAACTGTCTACATCAGGCACAACGTCAAGCATACGCCCATTATCAAAACGACAATGTAATGTACCGATATCGTCAACCATAAGAACCTCTCCTATTGAGCCTCGCTCAACTGAGTTTGAATTATCATTCATTGAGTTAATGAAGGATTATATTTTCTGTTAAAGCATCAAAATTCCAAACATAATCAGCAGGGTCAGCAAATGCTGCCGGTTCGTCCGTGTTGTCGAATTTACGTTCGCACGGGGCTATGAAAACCACCAGAAAATCAAATGTGCTGTCAAAATCACAGTTTTTTCGGACACTGCGTGCATATTTTTTCAACGCCGCCCTTGCGGTGTTTTCATCGTCAAAAATCGCCACAGGGGTGTTGATAAATTTTTTTGCGTAAATAATGTCGATTGCGCTGATAGGCGGGACTATCTGTTCTACAATAGCAAAAAAAATTCCGTATTTCATAACACTACACTCCTTTACTATATAAAGTTTCTGCACGATATACTAACTTTATATGTTGCTTCGACATTCTTTCCGTCATACGAAAACATCTTTTCATGCTCATTTTCGCAAGGCATAGTGAATATTTCACCATTCCACCATTCTCCGTCTTTATACAAGCTCGACAGTCCTAGATCATTGTACACACGAGTGAGCTTGACAATGTTTGTCGGAGTTAAGCCTATCTCTCTTGTGACCTTGCCGTCCTCTGTCAATGGATCGTTGCATACCCACTCCAACGCTTTTATAAAATCTTCTTTCGTGATTGTGGAATATTTGCTCCACTCTTTAAAAATCTTACTGTGACCTTCCTCTACAAGCTTCTTTTTGACGTTGAAATTGTGTTTGTTTTCAAGTTCAAACTTCCACCAAGTTGTTTTTTCCTCTTCCTTAATTATTTTGTCAGAACTATACCATTTATAACAGTCTTTTTGTGCTTGTTCTTTCATCATATTGACGATTTCTTTGTCAGAATAATGTCTATAGTCAGGTAAGTCTGCTACTAATTCTACAAAGAAGGTTGCAATATAGGCTTCGTAGTTAAAATATACTGTACCAAACTCAGTTATAACTTTGCAGCCGTCAATTTTGATCTGTTTGCCTTTTTCCTCAACTACAAACTTTATTGGCTCTATTTCTATATTCCGTCCGATAGACATTTCTGCATTTTTCATAACGTTTATACTCCTTTTTTATATCTGCTCCCTGCACGATATACTAACTTTATACGTTCCTTTAATATTTTTTCTGTCTTGCATTTGAAATTACCAGCGAACTCTATTTTTAGGCATTTGTCTATATTCTAAACCCGTATAATCTTGATACTTATAAAATTCGCATTTGCTATAAAGTAAATCTGCCTGAAAACTATTTCTAGGCATTTCAGCTTCTATTTCTATGGTACGAACATTATCATCAAGATAATTAGTAACTGCAAGCTTACCGTTGCCTAAATCCTTAACTTTAATAGCATTATATCTGCCTGCACTTATAAAATCAAATGTTTTTGTATCAGAATTGTTTTCGTTTATATTCGATTTCATTGTAATTACACTCCTTTTTTATATCGGCTACTGCCTTCTCATATTCCGAAAGTATCATCTTATCGGTATGACTATATTATAGCATATTTTAAGGTGTTTGTCAATAACTATTTGAGATTTTTTTATTTTTTTGAAGTACCAATTTTGCGACTTCAAGCGGACACATATAGCACATTCAGACCACTATCACCATTATCTTTTTATACATAGGTTGTATCGTGATAGCTGTAAGGCGTTTTATAAACCTTATCAGCTCACAAAAAATCAGCCGACATTATTTTATCGGCTGATTTAATTATTCTCTTTATACGTCAATCTCAACTCCAAGAATTTTGGCGGCTTTTTCGCAAATTTCGGCAGCCTCGCCAACGCCATTCGTTTCACAGTATTCGTCAAGCAAGTCTGCTCTATAACACAAATCTCGTAGAAGATCACCGTCATAAAAATCAAGCTTATTGATTTCGTCCGCAAGTTCCTTGTCACTCAGCCCTGCAATGTAGGTGGGGCTATAATGTTCACCTATGCTGCTATCAAATCTTTCGTTTGTCATACCAATCATTCCTTTCATATTTATCATTTCCCCTTTCATAATACCACATTTCAGTTCGTTTGCCAAGAGTCTTTACGAAACAGCGTGGATATATGTATCACATTCCTTGACTTCATCAGAAGTGTAATGTTCTTCACATTGCATATCCTCAAACGCTTCTCTGTCCGAGATACACTCCTGCACATACCATTTCAGCCTTTTTACATCGCACTTGAAATACAAAGTCTCGCCGCAGGCTGTAACCTTGCTACCGTCAATATTCTTCTCTTTTATGCAAAATCTTTTAGGCTCAATTTTCAGCTCTCTTTTAAGCTGAGAAACGCCCTTAAAGAAAAGGCTGTTGCCTGTGCTTTCAAGCTCGTCAATATCGAACACATCAGAAACAACATCATCACCATAGATAGATACGCACTCGCTCACAAAGTAAGCGGTGCAATCGTAAAAGTGACCTCGTGGATATTGGTGTACTTTCTTAATACTTGAAAAATACTCCTCATTCATTTTTGATACGGCTTGCTCCGCCGTATCAAAAACTTCTAAAGGTTTTCCGATATAGTTGTCGCTCTCGATTATATCCAACATTTTCAGAGGCAGTCTTTTTACGCATATGTTTGCTTTGAATATACCGTACTTGCTCATTCTTTGCACCCCCTAGCTTTCGTATTTCACGAGTTCATCATTGATGTACTCATAACTCATACAGCCACAGTCGAAGCGTATGTAGTTATAATCAGAAGAAGCATATAGTGGCTTTCTCAAAATCGTTTCTGATATCCTGAGCTGATTATGTCTGTTTATCTCGTATTTATCAACGGTCGCTATGATTGAGATACGTTCCTTTGCAAAGCCAAACAAGTTGTACAGCAGTTTCTTTGCTTCCTCGTCCGTCATTTCTTCTGCAAAACCGCAGTTCATCAGTTCATTGTACTTCTCATTGCTCAACTGAGTGCCACAGCTTGTTGTTGGCTTCCACTCAAATTCCTTGTCGAGTTCTTCTTTTAGACGTTCAACCTCTTCTTCAAGGAGTTTGACTCTTGACTGAGAAGCTTCAAGCTTTCTTGCAGTATCACAGTAGAGCTTTTGTACGCCGTGTGTTTCAAGCCAATTACGGCAGAACTCGCTCTTGTCTCCGTTAAAGTTATAATATTCCTGCTCGATCTGTTCATAATCGTCAGCCGTTGGCTCAAAGCCTGTCATTTCAACAAATTCGCTTAGTAACATAGTCAAAACCTCTTTCATAAGCATTAATTATCTTATGTATATATTATAGCATATTATAGCGTATTTGTCAATAGCAATGTGTGAATTTTAGCAAAAAATCTTGTGACATATATGTCCGCACCGACCACATTCACTACAGGTCTTGAATATACAAATGCCAACACTGTTAGTTGTAAAGCGTTTTCTATATGCCGCAAAGAAAACTGCGGTCACAAGGCGCACACCCTATGATCGCAGTTTTTTCAATACATTTCCTCTGCTATATCTTCTTTGATTATCTTTTCCCACACTGGATCATCAAGATCCAGTGAGCATATAGCAGTTAAAATGTTTCTGTTCGTAAGAATACCTTCTTTTCCTTCCCACACTTTTATACGAGCCAATCCCTCACAACGTCTAAGTTCTTCCGTTGTCACATTAAATCTTGCCTTCAAATGCTTTTCTTGCCATAAAAACAAAGAAACGTCATTTACAAATTTCTCAACTATCCAATTTTCTTTTTCTTTTTTCATTGTATGTCCTTTCATTTCAGTTCATACGTTGTCGGTATTATATCATCAATATCTCCGTTTATAAACATCGGTGCGACCCATTTCAAAATAATACGCCGTGTTCCGTCTTTTTTCGAGCCTACCCAGTAATGATGATAATGTCCTCGTCTACTATGAGGACGTTTGCCAACGCTGCTTCCGTGACTTACATTGCTATGTTCAGAAGCAGAGCTGCTTTCACTGGTTTTGTTAGCCTTGCGGATCACATTTCCAACTCTATATCCAACGTCCCACTTCCGTATCTCTCTGAAAACGTCCTTTGGCTTTTCCTTGTTGAATGGTTTTGAAATGCTTTTTTGTTCTTCGTTTTCCTGCACGTCTTTATTTTCCGCACAAATATACAAAACGAGCTGTATCAAGCTACTCGCCATTATATATTGAACTTCAAACTGCTTATCAGGATCAGACTTATCTGAGGTAAAGCCAAATTCTTTGACTTGCTTTTGAATTTCTTTGTCGTTAAGATTATGCTGAATAGTCTTAATCATATCTCTTACGCCGTCAGATATGCTCCAACCTTCTTTAAGGTGAAGGATAATGTTTTCATTGTGTGAGATTGTTCCGTCCGCATTACGTCTAAGTATAAACATACGCAGTTCCATAACGTGTGTATAATAATCGTCCTCAAACCACACAAAAAAGCCTACGTTTTCGTCCAACTCTATGTAAATACAAGGATATGGCAAGGAATAAAGCACGTCTAAAGGAACTTCTAAATCTTCCGCTTGCTCCATAAGCATTTTCGCCAGGTCTTTGTCAAATTTGTATATTATCTTGTGTTTGCGCCAAGCGTACAGAGCGGCACATTCAGCAGGAAACATTTTGTCTATAGTTGTACGAGGATATTTCGTCATTATGGACAGCGTTGCCGATATCTGCACTTCACAAAGTTTATTCCAAGGTGGCAATCCGTTTTTACCGTTATTATTGTGAAACATATCGCAGGTACTCCACACATTTGGATATGTTTTGGTAAACCGTTTAAGTTCAGTAAAAGGCAGCGGCTCATTTTCAATGCTTTTCTTTCGTGACATTTTTAACTCTCTCCTTATAATAATCTATGTATATATTATATCATATTTAATCGAATTTGTCAATACTTATTGTAGATTTTTGTGACATATGTGTCCGTTTTCGACCACCCTCACCATAAACCTTATATGCAAATACCATATCAATTAGGTGTAAAACGTTCTATCACGGTGGGCAAAAAAGCAAAAAGAGAGTTCCTTTTGGAACTCTCTTGCTTTTCATTCGCCGATAAATTCTCTTGCCTGTTCTGCCGTCTTTTTGAGCATTGATTTCAACATCATTTCAATGCCTTTGAGCTGATTTTTCGTTTCTTCTGAAACGTTCAGCGAAAATTTGTTGAACACATAATCAACAGATTTAAGTACAAGCTCGTTATCCCATATCATTGAGTTTTCTGTTTCGGTGTTCTTCTCAACTGTGACAGCCTTTTCAACGTCATTTCTTGTTGCAACTGTGATGTTCGGTGTTGCATTTGGAACGTTATCAGGCTCTTCTTCGATCGGCTCGTCAGGCTCGGCTGTTGTCTCAGCTTCTTTCCTCGCTCTTATCTCCTCTACCCTTTTTTTTGCTTCGTCATAGCGGTCTGTTTCAGAATAGTTGTTGATAATGTCTTTCTGCTCGTTATCGTCAAGTCTTGCGATAACATTTGCGGCGTTGATAGAAAGCGTTCCCTGCTCAACTTCTGTCTTTACTTCGTCAACAGCATTATTATACACGTTCTCCATTTTGCCGACCTGTGCAGAAGAAATGTTCAAAGTCTTTGCAATAAAGTCTCTCGTTCTGCCTGATATCTTCATACCCTCTTTTTCAAGGTCAGGCAACAGATTTTTCAGTTCTGTAAAGGCTCTCATAAGGTCACTGCTTGTAAGTCTACGGCTCTGCAAATTCGCCATGTTGAGCTGATACTTGGCATTTGCAACAGAGTTGAACGGCTTTATTTTGCACATAATCTCCTGCATATTGAAGTTGTCAATATGCTCATTTGCGTACATAATAGCTGTTTTACGTCTGTGACCGCTGATAAGAAGATACTGTCCTTCTTTCACGCCGTAATGTTCAGCAACTTCCTTGTTGCAACGTCCGACAACTAGGTTATCGTCAAGACCTCTTTCGGCGATATCGTATGCAAGTTCTTCAATTTCCGTCAGCGGAAAATGATTGTCTGAGCAGTCGATAATGTCATTGATGTTGATTTTCTCAAACTGTTCGTTTGCCGTCTTGATGTTGTTTACCTTGCTTTCAAGTCTGTCGGTATTAAATCTTCCCATTTTCAAAATCTCCTTTTTTATATTAAATAATTTCGTCTGTGAGCTTTTCATAAACTGCGTTTGCACGCTTGAAATACTCATATACCGTTACGCCATAGCTTGGTGAGTTCTGAATAGCGTTGCTCTCAGGAACGAACTCAAAAACCTTTCCCATTCCCGATGATTTTATTAATCCTGCAAGCTTTGTGTGAAGTGCATTTTTCTTCTTGTACTTTGTAATGAGTATTCCCTCAATTTTTCCACCGTACTTCTTGACCTCTCCCACAACGGCTTCTAAACCGTTCAGGCTGTATTCTGATAAATCAACAGGAACGATAATGCCGTCCGTCATAGCAAATATAGCTCTGTTAAGTGAGCTTATAGCAGGGGGCAAGTCGATGATGATAAAATCGTATCTTTCATCAAGTACATTCCACGGCTTCATCAGCCTTTCCTCAATGTCCTTTACGTCCGTATTAAGATACTCAACCTTGCCAAACGTCACGCAATCAAGATTTTCATAACGAGTGTTCTTTATAACGTCCTCTATCTCATACTTGCCGTTAAGCACATTATACAGGTTCTTGTCCTCGTCCACATTATCAAGAAAACGTGAGCTGTCACCCTGATTATCAATATCAATCAGAAGTGTTTTTTTGTTCCTGAGAACAGCGAGATTAAACGCAAGATTAATGCAAGTGGTACTCTTACCAACACCACCTTTTTTGTTGTATGCTACTAAAAATTTTGCCATTTTCAAAACCCCTTTCAAGAAGTATTAATCATCTTATCGGTATGTATACATTATATCATATTATAACGCATTTGTCAATAGTATTTTGCAAATTTCTCAAAAAATTTTTTCTGATTTTGTGCTATATGTAGCACGCCGACCACTATCACCATATTTCTCTTTGTATATATAAGCAGTATCGTGATAGCTGTTAAGCGTTTTGTATGCGGCAGAGTGCAAAAAAGAATAGGACGTGCCACAATGACACGTCCTATTCTTTAAGCAGCTTTAAAGAGCTTGCCTGCATATGTCTCTATCTCTATGCGCCTGTCAATTGAAAAGTCCTTGCTGTAGTCGGTCAAGGCGTTCACAATTGCAAAGCTGTTCTCGCCCATTTCGTCCGCATAGATTTCTCTCAGTATGCCGAGCTTTTCAATTCCGTCATCTGACATTTTAAGTGCTTTCTTTATTTTTCTAAAGCACTCCTCAACCTCTTCCTTGCTCATTTTCTTTTTTATATTTCTATCTATGAGTGTAGTCATATACTCCTCTGTCTCGCCCAACAGTCTTGGAAGCGTGTGAAGTCTTTCCGAAAACTTTTCTATTGTACCGCCATAGTGCTTGCAGTATACAAGCGGTGCCTGTGTGTTCATAACCATTCCATTCGTACATTGCAAACGGTACATCATAAAGGTTATTTTCAACGCTCCCTGTCCTACCTCTGAATTGTCTATCATTATACCCGAAAACAGATCGCCGACGTCTTTTACATTGAGCTTCTTTTTGTTAGTCCATCTTAAATGAAACCTTTCAGGGGTCAATATTTGTCCTCTGATATCATAGTTATCAAAATCAACAGACTTGTTTATCGCCGTCAAAATTTGTGAGTTATCATAAAGTGAATATCTTTCCGAAACTATTCCCCTGCTATACTCTGTGTTTTCAGAGTAGCATTTTCTGATAACTGCGCCTGCCCTGCTATTATTAAACTCCGTCAGCCACTCGTTTATATTGGTCTGAGCAAGCTTGACGTGCTGTTCATCAATGCACTTGTACACATACTTGACTGGTATGCCGATTTTAGTGCAGAGCTGAGAAAGCGACCAACGTGACATTATAGTTTGCTTTTCTTCACCCTCTGTTGTGTAGTGCAGTACGAGTTCATCATCGACCCACATATTTTCCGTTCTATCATCACTACAAAGAAGTGACATTCTTTTCGACTGCTCAATCATTTCTGCGATTGTGCTTATTGCTTTTGCATTAATGATCGTTGCCTGTGGGGTGATTATCTTTGCTGTTGTTCCTGTCATTTTAATCAATCCTTTCAATTAATCAATCTTAAAGAAGTCTGCGTGAGAGCTTCTGTATGTTGCCACGTCTCCATTGTCAAAAGTAAGCTTGACGTACTCCTTGTTTTCATCAAACTCGTCAAAACCATTTTGGCGAACTTCTTCGTCCGAAAGTTCTCTCATTTCAAAACCTTTTACATTTTCCAAAATGGTTTCTGCCGTCTTTCTGCTTGTCGGATCGTACTTGACCTTATCATAGACTTTAACCTTGATTGTCATAACGCTCAACTCCTTTTATCCTTATGTATATATTATATCATATTATAAAACGTTTGTCAATAGTGTTTTGCAAATTTCTCAGAAAATATTTGTGCTATAAATATCACTTTCCTCGACCACTATCACTATGAGCCTTATATACAAACGCCATAGCAGCTAGGCGTGAGGCGTTTTATAATTTTCACATCTAGCTGCTGTGCTATATGTGTCACAAAAAAAGATATAAGAGGACCGATGTTCAGTCCTCTTATATCTTATCCCTCTTTAAACTTCGGGCAAAATGTAACAGTGTATGTTTCAAGTATACCGTTCGTGCCTGCATACGTTCTATGGCAGCACGTTTCCCAACCCAGTATAGGCTTACGGCGTATTGACCAATCGCACCCTGTAATGTAACCACCTGTTTCCCTGTTGATTTTTGGAACGGCGTGTTTGCAATTCCAACACAACGTTGCAATACTATTTGGCATTTTTATCTCCTATTCTGACATTCTCAAACAGTATGAGCCGATAACATTCACATACTCAGCACCATACTTTTCACAAAGCTTAACATAATCTCCGTAAGGGGAAATCTCTACGATATCGCCACTTATGTTTTTCAAAAATTTGCACATATCTTTATCAGACTTAATTGCCTTGTGAAAATCTTTGAAAAACGAGAGAACTTCTTCCTTACTCATATCCATAGTGGACACATATGTCACATATTTGCCATTGCTATCCACTATTTTTATTCTGCCCTGCTCTGATATATCAAGCATTGCTATCGGCTTCATCACGCACTCCACCTACTTACCTGTTCATCATAAAATGTTGTAACGTCCATAACGAGCATTTCTCCGCCGTTGTACTCTTTCATCACGTCTCTTGCTTCCTCTACGGCTTTTTGCAAATCTGCGGTTGTTTCAACTACTTTTCCGTAAATGAGATTTTGAGTATAGTTCTTATCTTTTTTATATTCTATCACTTCTAACCTCAGATTGTTGCCTGAAATTGAAAAGTCCTCTGCCGTATAAGCCTGTTTGAAGCCGTTTCTTATAAAAGCTCTCATATTTTTCTTGAACAGAAATTTGCTATTGAACAGAAAGAACTCGTGTTCAACGTCAGGAATAGCCTTGCAGAACGCTTCCTCTGTCACGCACGCATCGTACTTATCGTCAGGCGATTTTACATAGTGCAACGTTCCCCAGTTTCTCACACGTCTTTCATATGGTCTGCCATTACGGTCATAGCAAAGCTCCGTCAGGTTATTGCAACCCATAAGCACCATAGGTATACATTCCTTTTCATTAACTCTTACAAACGCTCTCTGAAATACGATATCATAGCTCATAACTTTAACTCTCCTTTAATCTACATTACATTGCACTTTCCACATAGTATTCTGCTTCTTCTTCCCAGTCTGTTTCATCATAAAGGGTTTCAGGGTGCTGCCAATCCACGCACTCATACAACGCAGAAGCCTGCCATTTGATATTTCCGCAGATTTCCATAAAATCAGTTTTCGTATAAACATCAACATCTTCAAGCAAGCCCTCGTCATTGACCTCAGCATAATACTCAGGTATGTAACAGACTTCATCGTCTTTCAGCTCTTCAAAGCTCTTATCAGACTTATAGATGTAGCCTTGTTCGCTGTAGAAAAAACCTATTTGCTCTTGAAAGTCAACTTTTTTCATGCCTCTCTCAATCATAGCAAAAAATTTCTCCTTGGTAAGATATTCTTTCTCTTCCATACTCAACGCTCCTTTAAGTTCAAGTTATCTTACACATATATTATATCATATTATATGTATTTTGTCAATAGATAAATGAATATTTTTTCTCGGCTCTGCATTTCCGACCACTATCACCATACGGCTTGTATATATAAAAGCTGTATCGTGATAGACGTGAGACGTTTTGTATGCCTCTCTGCGCCATATGTAGCTCACAAAAAAAGAGAGCCGAAATGTCAGCTCTCTTACATTCTAATCTATCCAATCCACATTCGGAAGTCCTGTATATCCCTTTTCCCAAATAAACCACGCATAGCACACCGCCGAACTTTCTTTGCCAAACACACCGTTTTTACCGCAGTTCATTCGATTTGTAAAAACATAGATTTTCTTAGGTGGATATTTTTTGAACAGTTCTCGCCTTTTTTTGCTCTCCAAAAACTGAATTTTTAAGAACATAGCAACCTTAACACTATCCATTGAAATATCCAAGGCGTGTTCAACAAACTCGCTTGCATACTTGTATGGTGGGTTTGTAATGATATCAGGTGACATTTTATCCTTCTCGGCTTTGAAGAAGTCAAGCTCTTCTATGCTCCTGTTTCCTCGACTTGTTATGTCAGAATTTCTTACCTTATATCCGTGAGCAGTCAACACATTAGAGATATGCAGACCGCCTGCGGCGCACTCCCACACATAATGGTTGAAATGTTCTTTTTCCAATAGCTTTTCAACCGCTATCGGGTCGGTAGCATAGTAATCATCAGCCTGCCTCTCGGTCTTTGAATGATTACTTGCGGCAAGCGTGGAAAATATGGACGTTTGATTTCCAGTCCAGTCAAATGCTGTTGCTGTTGGCATAAAACCACTCCTCACTAAAATTAATTACGAATTATCTTATAAATATATTATATCATATTATATGCAATTTGTCAATAGCAAAATGAGAATTTATATTATGGGTCTACCCCCCGACCACATTCACCATAAACCGTATATTTGCAAATGTTATAGCAGTTAGGCGTGAGGCGTTTGACACTCGGAAAGGAACAATTGTGACACATATAGCACGAACGGCGACACTGATTTTTCAGCACCGCCGTTCATAAGCATTTTGGGCTATTTTTAGATGTTCGTCAAGGCTTTTGTAATTTCTTCAACTGTTACCTTTCGTTCCATATTTTCTGTTAGGTCAACATATCGGTCATCTTTTCCGAGATATAACTCGCAAAGTTCGTGCGTGATAAAAGAAACATACAGGTCATTTATTTCTTTGTCATAAACTATTTTCATAAACATACCGAACGGTTCTCCATATTTCTTTATATTTTCGTTCCGCCAATATACTTCCTGATTAAAATCTTTAACTGCTATTTCGATCTTCTCCATGCTGATTTTTGATACGTCCATATTATTTCTCCTTTACTTTGAATAGCTTCTCAACTCTGCTTCGATGATACATAATATCACAACGAACGGTCAAAAGCTCTTTGCCATTCTTCTTCGCTTCTCTTCGTCTTAATGAGAACAACACTTCCCTTTCGGTGTTTTAAATCTGCACCACAAAAAGGACACGTTTCTATAAAATGACCCTGAACGCATTGCGGTTTACTCAACACCCAGTATTCATTATCTCCAAAGCTCGCTATCGTATTGCACCATATTGTATATCCCGTTGGCTTTTCTTTACAACGATGCTCAATTCCACTAAACACTGTGAAAAAATAATTATTTACAATGATTTTTGCACTCTTTCTGCGAATATCATTTTCTGCTATCCACGTTATATTTTTATAACGGTGATATAAAAGATAAGCATTATACGTCCTTTTTAAGTTTTCTCTTTTACGTTCGATTTCTTTTTTTCTTAATTCTTCACGCTGTTTCTTTGTCATTCTGCTCATTGTACGCTCCTATCCACAAAGTTTCAAAAGTTCATTATTCTCAATAAGATACTGTTCTGAATGTTCATACACCTCTTCATATGCCTGTTCTCCCTCAAATTCATCAATGACGGCTTTTTCATCATCGGTCATTTCATTGTACGACTTCTTACCGTAATGTGGCGGCAACCAGTTTTTCTGTCTGCCTGCGTAAATGTTGAATTTTTTCAGAAGCTTTTCGTCAGTAAACTCAATGTGACAAGTTCCTTTTTTGTAGAATGAAACATTGAAATATTTCAGCTCAATATTTCGACTTTCTCCCATGTTTTCAGCCACTTTGAGTATCGAAGAAAGATCGTGATAATTAATGCGGTCGCTGCCGTCAAGATACTCAAAGACCCTTTCGATATCTTTGAGCTTTTCTTCCACTCTGTAATAAGAAAATCTCTTAAAAATATCATTCCACGCCGAAAGCGGTATGATAACCTTTTTGTTTACATAGTGCGCCTTGTTATGCGCCCAACCGTTATAGTAGTGAATGTTGTTGGCACATTCAGAATACCACGAATATTTCGTACTAAACTCTTCAAAGCACTGCAAGATGTTGTCCTCGAGAGCAGAAAGCAAATGTCTTGATAGCTCTATTCTCATTTGGAGAACATTGAAAAGGTTAAAATCATAGTATTTCATTTCAGAAAGTTTTGACATAAAGTCTTGTCTAAGCTTGCTTGTGAACAGCTTCATAAACTCGTCAGAATGGAACAAAGCGTTCCAATACTTATATCTCATTGAATAAATGAAACGGTTAATCATTTCACCGTAATTCTCTTTATATGAATGTTCATTGACTTCAAGCTTTATGATATCTCTTTGGTAAGAGTCTTTTTTAAAACTGCTTGAAAATCTAGGCTTTAGAGCGAAGTATTCGGTTATAAGTTTCTTGCCTGCGGCAACTTCAAGATTGTATGAGTCAATGAGATTTTGAAAGTAGTTACCGCTTGCAACGTCAGTTGGCTCAAAGTTTCTGTCCTCTTGCTCCAGTTCTGAACGTTCAAGATTTTTCAGAATATCACTTTTATATACACAAGGCACTTTAGCCTTAATCATTGCGACCTCAACGTTTGTTGTGCGATCGGCACTTGTAAACTCAGAAGGCAGATAGTTTATCTCAGCGTTATATTCTTCAAGCAGCTTCACAAGTTCCTTGCGGCGATTACTGAATGGATTGCGAATAGTTTCAGCATTAACAATAGCGATTACCTCGCCGCCGTTCTCCTGCATTTCCAACGCTTTCAAAAGGTGTTTATCACCGTTTGAAAATGGTGGGTTCATAATGATAAGGTCATAGTGCTTATCTGCCTCAAAAGTCAGAAAATCATCATACACAAGCTTATATCCCTTGCCTTTTAAAATCTTCTGCAAATCAGGCTCTATCTCCACTACGTCAATGTCTATTTCCTCACCACGATATGATTGTTTACTTCTTTCCAACAAGCCCTCAACGATAGCTCCGTTTCCTGCACTTGGCTCTAATACGGTTTTCACGGTATTAAAATCTATTCCGTCAAGCATTTTATCAATGAGAGTTTTCGGTGTCGGATAAAATTCAACTAATGCGTTGCCCATAATCAGCACTCCTTTAATAAAGTAGGTTATCTTATATATATATTATATCATATTATAGTACGTTTGTCAATAGTAAATATAAAATTTTAAGCAACAAATGAGCCTCATGCCCGACCACCTTCATCATATTTCTTTATATACAAACGCTGTATCGTGATAGCTATGCAGCGTTTTATAGGCTTCGGCACAAAAAGAAAGAGCAAGTTCAAAACTTGCTCAAAAGTGGACACAAATGTCACATTTTTATATAGCACCACGATTGCGGAGCTTTTTTTAAATAGGTTTCAAGCGGCAATACTGGAACATATTTTTTTAAACAAGAGATATGCCAAGCATATTTTCCGCCATACGTTTCCAACTGTTCTTCGGTGAGGCAGGAGTTCTCAATTATCTCAGCCTTGTTGCCTACATCAATATTAAATATCTTATCGCAAACAAACTCAGCTACCACCTTGCCCTTGTAAAGCTCATTTGACTTAGCGTCCTTCGTGCAATATATAAGGCATTTAAAAGGCGTGTTCAGTTTTGGCTTTGTACGTCTGACTTCTGCCGTTTTCTGCCCTGTCATTATTTTTCTGCACCACTCAGGCTTGATGCTTATTATAATCTCATTCATCTTTTTCCCTGCCATTAAAAATCAGTAAATCATTGTACACAGCACGTTTATCGGAATATTCGCTTGACTTCAATTTCTTTGTGCCGAATATTCCCTCAAAGGCATTGATATAATCATCGCCCAATTGATGTATCTGCTCGTCCACATCGTCAAGCTTTCTTATCGTTTCTTCGTCTGAACTTGCCTCTTTCAAAAAAGACATATCCATACTCAGGATATACCTCGTTTTGGTTTCGTCTATCTGTTTTTCATAAGATGTATTATCGGCAAGAACATAGCAAAGGCGATGCTTTTCATATTCAAGAGTTTTTAATTTGTAATATAGGCTGTCGCACATGGCTATTTGTATGCCGTTTACTATAAGGAACGAAAGAAGTGCAGATACGCATATGCAAATGATTACTTGTATCACTACTTTTTTCTTCTCCATTTATTTTTCCTCTTGTCGGCTCATATCCACATCTAAATATCTTCTCACATAAACAGAGTTACGGTTTTTATAATCGTCACTCTCACTCAATACACGAACGTCCTTTTTCTCTAAAAGGCGCACAAATTTCTCAACCTCTTTCGGCTCTCCCTCTACTCTTATTTTTATCATGCCTACATCATAGCTCCTTCAAACTCTGCTTGCCACTGTTCATCGGAAGTATTTGCTTTAAGCACAACTATTGTGCCTTTATGATCGTTCAGGTTAAGACCGCAATAAGGGCAGCAGCTTATATTCTGCACAACACCGTCCTCGTCTATCTCAGCCCATTGCTCCTGCCTATCAGAAGTCAGGATAACGTTATCCTTGTCCGTTTGTTCACAACGGTGGAACACCTTCTGATAAACAAGCTTACTATAAGTGCCAAGGTCAACGATTTTCTTTCGGCGTGGGTCAGTATCAGGGATAGCAGTTACATCATCAAGAGAGCTGTAAATATTAAAAGCCTCATACAAAGACTCTATATTTTTCTTCTGACTTTCCTTTTTACTTTTTTTAAAATCATCAAAGAAATCTGCAATTGCCTGTAATAGTATCTTGCTTCTTGCCACACCTACCTGCTTTGCCAACAAGTCAGCTCTTTCAAATAGGTCATTTGGAATATATACTCCAAAGGTTTCTGTACGCATATCGTCGCCCTCATTATTTCTTCTGAGGGTTTCACTAGATATGTTCACATTTTTTGCTGATAATAGCTTTTTCAATGCCTCTTCCACAACGCCCGAGGGCGTTGTGCCAGCAGATAAGACATAGGAACTTATCTCATTAAACATCTTCTTCGATGTTCTCATTGTAATCAACTTCATACTTTCCACGTTTACCTCCACCCTAAATGGTTTAAAATCTGCTTATGTTATTTACCTTCTTTTTATTTGCTATGTATAGATTATATCATAATATATGTATTTTGTCAAGTGAATACATTTATTTCTATAATGAAGTGCAATTGTGACACATATAGCACAAACGAAAAAAAGACTCACATTTCTGCAAGTCTTTTTTCCGATAAGATAACTCATACTTATTTAAGCAAGAGTGGTTTTGATTGTATATATTATATCATATATTACGCATAATGTCAACACTTTTCTAAAAAAATAGACGTTGCAAGATTTTCTCTCAACGTCTATCTTTCATATGGTTTTATATGTTTAAGGAGTATAAGTGTATCGTTATTTCAATAATACATTCCGTACAAAAAAATGAAAACTGATTTGTAGTCTGCGTAAATCTCACTTCTAAAATGTTTACAGTTTATTCACAATAAACTCTCTTTTTTTTATAAATTAAAACGATTATATCGATAGGCTATGTAACTTTACAATAGAACAAAATATATTATAGGGCGTTAATCATCAGGACTATTGATTTTTTCTTAGCGGAAATTATCACAATGATAAATGATTTGTTCTCCCACACGTTTTCAATTTATATTTTTAAGGGAATTTTATGGTCAAATTTTATTTAAGGAGCGTGATGTTATGAATATCATATACACAATACTAGGTATTATGTTGATCCTTGCTTTTACAGAGTTTGTGAAAAACATAAAAAAATAGCCGCCCAAGCGCCCAAACTTACGACTATTTTTAGTACATCGAGGACAACCCATTTATCCGATGTTTCCCTCTTTTTATCAGTATACCACTTCATGAAAGAAAAATCAATAGAATAATGAAAAAAGCTCAGAAAAACATCTGAGCTTTTTCATTATATGTTCTTTGTATATCGACAAGTCGGAAAGTTGCTACAGCCCCAAAATGCGCCATGCTTTCCATACCGCTTAACAAGCGTTCCACCACAATAAGGACAGGATTGTGGCTCTTGCGCTTGCTGAGACGGCTGTGCTTGCGTATACGCCGTCGAAACGAATGAGCGTATGTCGTTACCGCCTATGAACTGCGTAAGCTCTGAGCGGTCATACAGCTCGACTCCTGACGTTTCCGCAAGCTGTTCAGCACTGTTGCTGAAATAGTTATTAGTGAATACAATGGCTCTCTGTGCGTTGTAATAAGACCTTGCGCCTATCACTTCTTGTATCGCCTTTATTCCTACGGAACTTCCGTACCGCTTTGCCTGAACGACAATGGTTTCACCATATCCATTCTTTAATACTAAATCTGCACCATAATCGTGTGACTTAGGTGTGAGCTGTGCCTCATACCCTTGCTCCTGAAAATGATACTTCAAAAGCTCTTCAAATTCTTCTCCTGACATTTGGTCTATATCAGCCATACCGCTTGTAAGATATCGTTCTTTTTTCTTATTCTGCTTGTAGACCTTAATGATAAGTGGTACGCCCACACCAACTATAAGCATCATAATCAGCGTTGCCACAAGGTTTCCTTTTGTAACAAATAAGGTTATGATCGCCGTTGCTGTTGCAAGAAGCTCACCAAGACTTTCTTCTTGCTTGCGTTTGCTTCTTTTCCTGTATCTCCTAGCCATTGTATATACCCCTCTTTTAATCAAATTTTCGTTTCAAGCATATTCTCCGCCGTTGCCATTGCAATTGTATATTCGCTTGCCTTTTTCATGTTCATATGAAACTCGATCTTTATGACCTTTCTTCCCTTTGATATTGGCTCATAGCTGACATTCAAAGCTGTTAAATTATTAATTTCATTGATTGCAACATCAAGCACCTTGCGCCGAAAATCAGGAAAGCGGTTATAGCTTGAAATATCCTCAACCATAAGCTTCTTCTTTAAATCATCAAGTTCAAAGACCTTTTTCTTAAAGCCTGCATAAGATTTCAATAACTCATAAATTCTTATGCTATATGCTGATTTCATCGCAAGAATATCCAAAAGCTGATACTGTGTAAACTGCTGCTTTAAGCCGAACAAATAAGGTACTAAATCTTCGTCTACCTTTATATGAACTGTTCCCTTCTGCTTATTTGTCCTCACCTTTGCAAGCCAACGCACGAGAATTTCTTCATCACCCTGTTTGAGCCACATCGACTTGTCGCTCAAATTTTGAAGGATAGCCTTTACATCACTGTAATTTTTTCCACTTCCGTAATTAATTCCGCATATCCAACAATATTTCCGAATGTTAAAAATATATTCAAGCTGAAACTGCTCCCCTTCTTCTATGGGTTTAATCATACTACAGATGTATGCTATCGTTTTTTGCTCTGCAATACTTAGTTTGTATCTGGACTTCTGTATAATAGAATTTGCTTTAACTACTGAATAGCCTCGACTATCCATTACTTCTGCTTCTTGCTCCGTCAT